CTTGGCGTCGCGGTGATCTACAGATTGACTATTAATGATACTATACACGGTGTTGTGTAACTCATCAATGGTTCCGTTGTTATCTACCATATGGTCATAGTCTAACCCTACACTACTGTATTCGCTGGCATGAATATGTAGTTTGTCTAACTTCCTCTTACTTATAGCCCACGTTGAATTACCATTTGGACCTCTGTTATATGCTACTGCTGAATCATACCATTCAGGATCAGGACCTCGTTTTACTCTAATTGCTATACCACCTATGTTTCTAATAGCACTTATTTCATTGGCAAATCTACAATCAGTAATTACAATATCTTCATTAGAGTTTAATAGCTTGTGTTCTACGCTTGCTACCCAGATATCATTGTGAAAATGATTACGACATACATCAGTTCCCCAATATTGTAGTATCCATCTTGGGGTAATGTCCATGCCCAAACGATTGCTCCACCATTTATCTTTTTGTTCACGCCATACTCGGCTAGCTTTTGTTGTGCCTTCTAGGTATTCACGGTTCCATCCAAAGATTACTGCTATCGCATCTTTAAGGCTGGATGCAAAACTGATTCGCTTAAATCCGTGATGTGTAGTAAGATAGTCGGCAATTGTGTCTTTGCCTGATCCGATTAGTCCGGTGATTCCGATAATCATATATGAAAATGCTCCTGAAGTACTTATTATACTACAGGAGCAACACAAAATAAACTGTTTAGGTTATCCCTGTACCCATGTCAATGGCTGAGAATAATCTACATATTTCTTCAATTCTTCAATTAACAATTCCATTCCAGCTTTACCTTCTGCTTTCATAGCAGTACCGTTCAATGTTGTACCACCACCCGGTCCAGCAATAGTGCCAAACTTCTCACGGGCTTCACCAATCATAACTTTAAGATTAGCTAAAATAAAGTCACCAATCCATACTCCAGCGCCTGGATCTTGAAGTAATATTTCTTCTGTCTTTTGTACATCAGCCCATATTAATACACGCTCACCAGATCCTTTTGGATCACGAACAATACGCAATATCTTGGACACTGGGTTGAATGTGTATGTTACATAACCACCGAACATTCTTGCTGCTAACTCAACATAACCTGCATAAAAGTCATATGTTGCCATACCACCTGCATAGTTATAGTTCAATAAGTATGTGTTTAGAATCGCACTAGAGAACGGGTCAAAACTGCTGCTTGATGGTCCGGTTTCTAAACCAATTGTTCTGCGGAAAATACTACGCACATTGATAAACTCAGCAGGAAGAGTGTAGGTATCTACATTCTTTTCAATGGTCATTAGAATATAAGATTCTTCCGTAGCGGCTTGCGCCCGTTGACGATAGACCTTAATAGCGTAATTGTACGCTGCTTCGTAATGTTGAGGATCCAATTCAATATCAATCATCCCGTCACCGAGACGATATCTAAGATTACTGAATAGTGCCTCTTTTAACTCTGATAAAGTTAACCCGGTCGGGGTTGAAAGAACAGAAGCGGTTGGATATGTTGACATAAGTGTTACCTAATAATACTATTTATCAGGTAACACTATGGTTCGTGTATTACAAGTCTCCGTCTTTACGATTTTCGCTGTAAAATGCGTCAAACTTTCCACCGGGATAGCGTGACTCTAACTTGCGTATATTCTCAGCAATCACATCATTGGGGTCTAGATTCAACGCACGACATGCATTGACCCAGTACCACATAATGTCACCGAGTTCACGTTTCATATGAAATACATTCTCGTCAGTCAATGGTTTACCCTGAAAAATGATCTTCTTGGGCACTTCAATAAATTCACCACTTTCAGCCGCTAACCCAAAACATGCTGTAATTAATAGTGGAATATTAACATCAGGTCCATGCTTCATCTGATTGTCTGCTAAGTCTAGTTCATAGTTAGCATCTAACCGATCTATCGTATCATGGAATGTAGTTAAGTCATTACTTGCTTGACTTGTCACAGCCTCTACAAACTCTTGATATTTGTTTAAATCAATTTTCATGGTGTTGTTGCGGTGTCAATTGCAATGACACCCCCTAGAAAAATCTGTAGCCAGCCATTTGTTAGTTGTCCACCGGAAAGTAAACTTAACCCGCCTAAAATATTGAGGCCAGCAACGGTATATCCAATCGTTTTACGGTTACGATCAAACCATATAAAAAATTTATCTGTCATACTAACTCCTTTATTCATAAAAATCCAACAAGAGTACAACTCGCTCTTTGTCGGTACGGTTCCATGCATTGTGTAATTTTCTATCGTCAAAAATTACCATTTTACCAACTTCCCAAATAATAGTCCTATCCTCAACTTCTAAAGCACAATCACCTTCGGGAACTTCTAAGCCCAAATGTGCTCTTAAAAAATTACCCTTATGACCAAAATGAGGATATATGATAGTGTTAGGTTTTAATCTACTAAATCCCGCAGTACCGTGTCCATTGGGAAAAACTTCGTTTATTAGATTAGCAGTGAAAGGACAATTATGATTTTTCTTTTCTTCCCCGCCGGGCCAATTGAATATCCCGTGTACTTCCCAGCCGTCATTATATATATTATACTCGGGCCAATCTTTCATGTTATTCTTTATACCAAGATATTCTTGGTATATCTTTTCCCATGAATCTTCGAATGTTTTTACGAATTCATACATTATACGTAATCTTTAAACATTTCTTTTCTTCCTGCTACACCCAATTCAGCTTCCAATATCTCTTTAGACCTCTGCATCATAGCACAGGCTAACATCAATATTTCATTTCTGTCATCGGTCATTGCTATTGACTGGTCAATCATAACCATGATCTCCGTCATTCGTTGTTGTACCTCTTGTCTGTTCATTTTAAAACGCTTTCAATATAATCATAGATTCGTTGAATCTACCATTCGGGACTGCCCCCACCGCTTTAATATCTTTAAAATACTTACGTGCCGCGGGCTTGCTCCCCATTACTTCTTTGATTTGCTCACCGGGCTTACGTAGTGTTTTCATTTCACTAGTATTCGCATCAAACCCTAGCAATGTGTTACCTTTAACACTAAACACTTTGCTATAATCGTCAGCAATGTAATGATGCAACTTGCGCTTGCCTGTATCGTAAACCCATGCTTCACTTGCTCCGTGAAGTTTTGTAGGATGTACACTAACTAAATCAAGTTTAGTAGCAACGTCCTTGAACAACTTCAAGTATTTCAGTTTAGCAACAATCTTCTCAACAGGAACCGCTTTACGCTTACGTGGAGCCTTGCTTGCTTTCTTAATGCTAATGTAACTGTTCAAGTCACCTAGCACACCCTCAATGAATTTCAGAATGTTACGAATCTGAATTTTACCTAGGAACGCATATCCCTCTTTCAATGACTCGTCACCATCACTTAGACGTTGGAATTCATCTTGCTTACGTTTCCAGATATCAACAATGATTGGGATATGTTGCGGCATGACATTGTATTTTGCAACAATATCAACTGTCTTTTCTGACGCCTTACCACTAGTAACAAAATCGTCAATCATCCCTTCCATTTCACCAGCGGCTTCTCTTGCTTTTTCTTTCAGAATTTCCTGAATGTTAGGGCGGGTAGCAACTACTTCTTCTTTTACAATACTAGTTGCACTAGTTTTTACCTCTGTTTCTGTCAATGATTTGACTAGTCGTCCAATATCATTTTGTAATGTAAGTTCTTCATGCTCAGTCAATTCTAGCCCGCGCATTGTCATACGTGCTATCCAGCATAATGTAATAATGAATTCGCTTTCATGGACCTTACGAATCTGTTTAGCCTCGTCAGTTCGTTTATTGTAATCCAGATATTGACACAATAGTTCTTTTGCGTCTTTTTTAGTATAGAATCTAGTATACCAAGTGAAACTGCGGGCAAGTGCTGAAAATCTTGATTCTGGATCGGGCTGAATTGGGAAGAAGGGTTCTTCGCCCATATATTTTGTATCAGCGTCCCGGGGGTTTAGTGCTTTTACAAAATGATCGTCTGAATGCTTACGTGTAGCCATGAATTACTCCAAAGTTTCAATTGAATATGTAGTATAACACAATAACCATTTAATGTCAAGTTTTTGGTAATACGCCGTCGTCTGTATTTACGATAAATAAGTAATAAAGTGAATTAACTATGCCTAGACTCTCGCTTTGGCGTCCCAATAAAACTAATGATTATAACTTTTTTGATAAGATAATATCAGAACAGTTCACCGCAGGTTCCACGGATTTGTATGTACATAAGTATATGGGTCCAACAAATCAAGGTCCATCCATTGATGCTACCCAACCTGAATACGATGTATTAAATCCAACTAATATACAAGACCTGTTAT